TCCTTTAAGTAGTAAAAGAGGTATAATAATGGATTAGTGCCGTGATATTTGTGATATTTATTTATTCATATACTTAATAACTACTTTATCTGTCTCGCTCGTTAGATTATCAATAAATTCAGATGAATAACCAGTTAATTTACGAATTGATATTGTATCATTTCCGTTAATACCTCCTACTTCAAGATGAATCTTTTTCATAAAATCACCAGCAGTAGTAGTAAATCCTCCCCAAGAATCAAGGAACATATCTACATCATCCGCCGTATAACAATAACTTTCGGCTTCTTTTTCAATAATTTTATTAAATGCTATATGTTCTGATTTAGGGGTGTATGAAATCTTAACATAAATTTTAAAACCAACAATTTTTTCTATTACTACTCTTAATTCATCAAGTATTACATCAGCGTATTTATCAAGCACACCTTTGTTGTTTTTGTATGTGTAATTGACCATTTTTTTTGAATTGCTCTTTTTTTTTTTGATATAGAAAAAATATTAATACGATTTCAAATTTTTTTATTAATTCGCTCTTTTTTAAGAGCACTTTATTCATCATCACTATCATTATCATCTACTATTGTTTGTTTAGCAATATATTTACTAATTCTTTCATCTTTTCGTGTTCCTAATTGTAATGTCTTTTCTCTCCCCGCTTTGATTTCTCTACAAATTAAAGTATTTGATTGATGTGATTTTAATGATGAAGCCATCATCGGACGACTACATTTTGGACAACATACAAAATTTTTATTTTTTGGGTCAAGTGCGTTTGCTAATATTTGTGCCTTATCAATTCTTTCTTTTTTATAATTTTTCTTAGGTGGTATAATCTCACTATGATTAGATACAAATATTAAATCAGTAATAGTATCCATTAAATTTCTTTTATTATCTACATCAAATATCAGTTCATTCGCTTTATCCATATCATTATCATCAATAGCCATTTGTAATTCCATCATAAGTTGTAATGCGTTTTGAGGTGCGACTTTTTTAATTTGTTCCATTTCTTTTTGTAATTCCATTTTTTTCTTATATGATTTAGAACATTCTTTTTCAGTTTTAATTCTTTCATTAATAATATCAATTGCTCTTTTTTCTTCTAATTTATTTTCATCAAAACAATTTAATAAAGCATCCCATTCATCATATTTTTCTTTTTCTGTTTTCGGTCTATTTTTTACTTCCATTTTTTTTTTGAATTGCTCTTTTTTTTTTGATATATAAAAAATATTAATACGAAATCAAATTTATTTATTTTTTTTTAAAGAGCTCTTTTTATTTATTTTTATTTATTTATTTATTCATCATCAACTTCATTTTCATCAGTATCACTATCAGTTACGGAATATTTCAAAGCTCTTTTAAAACTTCTTATTTCTTTTTTGAGTTTTTCATTTTCTTCTTTTATCACCTCTCTCTTTTCTTTTATTTCTTTAACAAAATCTTCTTCGTCTTTTAACAATTCTTTTAATTTTTCATTTTCTTCTTTAAGTTTTTCAATATTTTCATTAAATACTTTTGATTGTTGTATAATGGTTTTTTTTAGTTCCTTATTCTCTTCTTCTAATTTTTTTTCTTCAATAATATAAGATTTAATTAATAAGAATGTTGACTTGTGGTGTCCCGGGACATTTTCAATCGCATAATCAATAGCCTCTTCAATACCCATAATTCCTCTTTTTTTTTTAATAAATATATTTTTATTTAATACGGATTCAAATTAATTTATTTTTATTTATTTATTAATTCGCTCTTTTTTATTTTTTATTATAAATTTATTTATATAATGGCTGGATTTACTACAAAAACATTTTTAAAACACGATGATTATATGACTCCTAAATATGCTTGGGAAAATATTTCTCATCTTATACCAAAAGATAAAGTAATATGGGAAGCATTTTATGGTGATGGAAAAAGTGGTGATTATTTAAAAGAGCTGGGATTTAATGTTATACACGAAAAAATTGATTTTTTTGATAATGATAAAGGTGATATTATTGTATCTAATCCTCCATTTAGTAAATCAAAAGATGTAATGTGTAGATTAAAAGAATTAGATAAACCTTTTATAATTATTATGCCTTGTGCAAAAATAACTACGAGTTATTTTAGAAATAATTTTAAAGATACTGAAAATCCAATACAAATTATAATACCGAGAAAAAGAATACATTTTGAAAAACAAATTAACGGAAAAAAGGTTGATGGTTGGAGAAGTGATTGTAATTTTGATTGTTTTTATTATTGTTATAAAATGAATTTAAAAAGAGATATTATGTGGTTAGAGTAATTCTAAATCTTCTAATTTATTAATATATTCAGTTTTAACATCTATACAATCTTTATATTCATCTATTCCTCTATCACATCTTCCTCTTTTACATATATCATATGGAGTTGTATTATGTTCCCAATAATAATATCCATCGGTACATTTCCAAATATAGAATATTCTTAAATTAGAATTTTTTTCTAATAATTCTTCTCCTTTAATATATTTATTTCTACCAAAAAATAAACTACAATATTTATTATGTTCTATTCTTCTTGATTTTATTTCAATAACATATTTATCATTAATATAATCAAATTCATAAAATTTATCAGTATTATTTAATATACCAAATTTCTCTTCTAATACTAATTTCGCTTCTTTTTCACTTTTTTCTCCATAGTTTATATCATTTTGTTTTCTATTCATTTATAATAATTTTAGATTATAAATTCCTCTTTTTATCTTATTCATTTTTATACTCCAAAATACTAATATATAATCATATTTACTAAAATATAGTCATATTTACTAATTATTAATTCTATTTACTGCGACTTCAAAAATAGAAGAATCTTTTTCAATACCAATAAAATTCCTTTTCATATTTTTACACGCTACACCAGTAGAACCACTCCCCATCGTTGGGTCTAATACTACATCACCTTCTTTTGAATAATATTTTAATATCCATTCCATTAGTGCTACTGGTTTTTCTGTTGAATGATTACCTCTTGTTGATTTAATTTCTAACATAGATGTTGGTAGTGGTGGGTCGTATATAGGTGCTGAACCAACATCTTTTCCTTGTCTTGTTTCTTTTCTAATATCTGTTCCATATATATCTTTTTCTTTATCTTGTTTATATGTATATTTTTCATTAATAATTGATGTTGGTAGTGGTGGATTATAATTAGTTCCGTGAACGTTGCCTATTGTTCCACCAGTAGTAGCACCATACAAATCTTTTTCGTGTTTTTGTGATATTTGTGTTTTTTCTTCTTTAACTTTCTCACTTCCTAATACATTAACAATTGATGTTGGTAATGCTGGTTCGTATTGTTGTTGGTCTGATTGTCTTAATATTGGTTTTTTTCTTTTTTCTGTATCATATGTATTTGTTCCTAATTTAGTATCTTTTATTATTTTTGGTTTTGGTTGCTCTTTAATAATTGATGTTGGTAATGCTGGTTCATATTTATATTCTTTTTTTGGTATATTTTTATCTTCACCATATAATCCATTTTTTTCACACCATTCAGTTTTTCTTTCTCTTAAAAATTTATGTTTATGAGAAGATAAATCATAAAAAGGTAATTTCTCATAAAATACATAAATCATCTCGTGCTTCCTCATCGGCATCTTTTTTGCACTCAAAAATCCCGCCGCAGCACTTTTAACCCAAACAATATCATATCTAAAAAAACATTTCTTCGGTGCTGATGTAATTAATTCAACACCAAATTTAGTAGTTGTTGTAAAAAATATTGGAGTATTTAATTTTTTAATTCTCATTATTTGATTCCAAAATAATTCTAAATCTATTTTACAATCCCACTTACAATTGGTTTGTCCATAAGGTAAATCACAAAAGATTAAATCTACACTATTATCATCTATATCTTTCATTTCTTCTAAACAATCACCATTTAGTAATAAACTCATATTATTATAATAGATTTTATTAATATGGAAAATCTATAACGAATTTACCTTTATTCATTTTGAATTTTAGTATTTTTTTTTTCTTTAAAAGCTCTTTTTCTTTTAATAATTCTTGAACTTCGGTACTTATTTGGGGATTTATATGGTCAAATTTATATGGACTTTTATTATATAATGATAATGCACGACGAATAGTTGGTATATCACCATATTTATATATACTTAAACAATCTAAATATACTTCTTGATGAGTTTTATATAAATCATCTAATTCATAATCATTCATAGCATAACTAATTATTTTCTTCGCTTTTAACATTATATTTTGTTTTTCATCACCTACTAATCTATTCTTACTCGTAGAATGTCGCAGTTTATCTTTTAATGTTGTTAAATTAGGGATTGTCTCTGAGAATACTACTAAATTTACATATTCATCTATATCTTCTATAATTTCTCTTTTTGTATATTCGGGATTGATATATACTTTTAATGATTCAAATAGAATAATTAAATCACGCTTAGTATGAGATTTATGAACATTCATATAGTATATAATATATTATTATTTTATATTATATAGTATATATGAATAGAGAATATACTGGTGGTCTATTTTGGGATGTATTATTATTAACTCAATATAATGAATATTGGGAAGATTTCTTTTATAAATTTATAAGAGTTCTCCCGTGTAAAAAATGTGTGGGTGAGAGTATAGCACATCATAATATAAATCCAGTTCCAAAATTTAAATCTAATGAAGAAAAAAATGAATGGTTGTGGGAGCAACGAGTACATAGAGGGGGAAAACCATTTAGAGATGATATAGCAGATAAAGGTTATTCATTAGAAGGTTGGATTAATCAATTTAAAGATTTACCATTTACAAGAATAGCACAATAAATAATATAAAGATATTTTTGTATATATTATATAATAGAGAAAAATGGAGAATTTAAAAAAAAGAGCAGAACAAGATGTTTTTTTGATAAAAGTTAATTATAGAGAATTAAAAAAAATGAAACAATTATTAGAACAAAATGAAGAATTAAAACAAATATCAAATAGTATTGATTATAAAATAATTAAACATAAATTTTATAAAGATAAATATAAAAATGAACTCGGTAATATGATTAATGATTTATAAATCTTCGGGTTGTGGTGTTTTAACATAAACTGATTGTGCCGTTGCTACACTATGACCCATATTATGTGCATCATTCTCCATATCTTTTTTAGTATCACTATATTTATTTGATAAATATATTTTTCTTAATAATGTTGTTGAGATGCTCTTATTTAAATATTTTTTTGTTGTTTTTATTAATAACTGACTTAAAGCATTCCTCGTAAGTGGGTTTCCAGTAGCAGTTTTAAATAATACTCCATATCCATTCAATTTAATATAATATCTTAATACTTTTTTTAATTCCTTATCTTCTATTGGTATTTTTAATTCCTCATATTTTTTAGATGTTTTATATTTATTTAAAATAAAAAAGAGTTTTGTTTTCTCTACTACTAAATAATTATTTTGTTCCTTTTGTTCATTAGTTAATTTATTATATGTTCGTTTAGGTATTGCTTCCATACCCGCTACATCATTACGAAAAGGCATCCGTGAATAAATATTAAATAGAGTATATACTTGAATTAAGGCTTTTTCTTTTGAATTCATTTCATCTGCTCTTTTTCTTTTAAAACTTCTTATTTCATCTTCCATCTTTTTAATCATTCCATTAATTTCTTCCATAGTTCCAAAATTTTTACTCTGTTTATCACTAATAATTCCACTTTTTTGTTCTTCACTATATTTATCATTAAATGAATCTCTAATGTCTTGATATTCTTTAATTATTTTATCATATTTATTGGTATGATTTATTGAATTCAATAACATTATAATTCCATTCAACATATTCCGTTGAGATGTATAATGTAGATGTTTTATTTTATTCATTACTTCTTTTGGATTATTAAGAAATTCATAGTCATCAGTATCAAATAATTTTTTAAGAGTATTTAAATTAATTTCATATTGTTTTATGGTATTTTCTTTTAATGTTGGTCTATAATCTAAAATAGATTTTTTGATATTTATATCCATATTATATAATAATCATAGATTTTTTTTAAATATTAATTAAGCGAAATAGCAGTTAAATTTACCATTCTCAATAGTAGCAACTTTTAATAATTCAATCCAACATCTTAAAGTGTAAGTACCAGCATCAAGAGTATTCTTGTATATTAAATCCAATCCTTTATTATTAATTCTTTCAGCTCTATTAGGTTTAATAGCATTCCAATTGAAATTGGCTAAAAGTCCTTCGTTTGTATTATTTTGAGCGTGTCCTTCAAATGTACCACTCGTAATTGCTACAACTCCACCAGCGGGGTTGGCTGGAACACCTTGTTCATTAGAATATTCTTGACGACTAATAAATGGAACTTGTCCTTCCGCTTGTTGAGTAGTATGGAATAATAAAGCACTATTACTTCTATCAATAGAAAATTCAAATCTATCATTATATCTTAAATTAATTGTTAAATTACCATTACCTTCCGTACTACCAAAAGATACACCATCACCATTAAGTAATGATTTGGCTAAATAATTAGCGTTATTTTGAATACCAAAAATTACTTTTGGAACTAATCTACCATTACCACCAATTGGAAGTGTTAAATTAGAAAAAGCCGCTTGGTCGCCAGTTCTTTTAGATAATCTATAATCTACATAACTAAAAGATAATACTGGGTTTTGTTCTTGATATTTACGCATTATTTCTCCATCATAAGTAATAGAATCATAAACTAATTTAAGTTCAGTTAAATCAATATCAAATGCCGTAGTAGTCGCACCAGCATCATTAACACACATTCTTCGGCATTCTTGTGCCGCACCATCAGCAAGATTAGTAGTAGCATCTTGAAATACGAGGTCTATATGGATTTCTTCATCAATCATAAATGCTGGTAATTGATTATATTTCAAAAAGGGGAATAAGTCCGACAAATAAATAGAATATATTGGGGCATCGGCTCTTGTATCGGCATCTGTAGCATCGTGTCGTTGGAATGGTAATAATTCACGGGCAAAGTCTCCAACAGCACCACCAACAGCAACATTAAAATTTCTTCCAGTATCCAACGAATACGCTTGGGCATCAGTATCAGAAGCATCAGTATAATTCCAGCCGTGATTAATAGCCCTTTGACTTAAATATTGTTCTCTTTCTTTATTATTTTCATTCGTAAGAAATAATGAATGGTAGGCGTGAAGAGATGAGAAATCTTGAATTGAACAAGCAGTTTGAGAACCAATACGAAGGTGTGCTTCTCTAATCAATTGTCCAATACCTACTTGAAGGGGATAAAATGATATTCCAGCACCTTGCGGAACACAACCTAAGGTAATTTTAGAGTTGGAATGAAGAAAACCAGCAACACGATTTAATGTAAATCTTGCTGAGGTTTGAGATGAAGTAACTGGGTCAATAATATCAGTATGGACTGTTTGTCCATATTCTGATGGAATTTCTCCTATTCTAATTAAATCGGGAATTCTATTTTCATTCATTTATACTTTAATATATAAATAAATTCAATAAAAAAATATCTTAAAAAAAAATTGATTAGAAAATAATTAAGAAATAACTTGAACACCATTTTCATTATAAACAATTGTAGTCTTATGTTTAATAAATAAATAAGCAGAACAAGGGTTGCCGTCATCAAGAGTATTAGTCATTTGAATACTAAATTGAGCATTACTAAAATCTACACCTTCACTATCTAACATATCATAGAGAACACCTACACCCCAATTTGCTCCTCCTTCGGGAATATTTCTATAATTCGCAGCACTCGCAGTTGCGGCAGCATTAAAATTACGATTACAATTAGCGGGAGAAATAGATGAACGATGATGGGCATATTCGGGAATAATCGCAGATAAGAATGTCTTAATATTTTGTGAATCAACTACATCAGTAGTATTATTACCCGCAGTCGTATTATTAAAATTAGTATTATTTTCAAAATGATAAGGGAATCTTTCACCATTCCGTAAGAAACTTATAGTTTTAAGATTAGCGAGTGCTCCACCAGTTTGAGCGGGCATATAAGTTAAATAACCATCTTGAGTTAAATTATTAATATAAGTTGATGGAATAAAATTAACAAAAGCACCTAATACTTTATGTAAAGCAAGATTATAATTAATAATAGAATTGGTTGATTCTAATGTACTGAAATAACTGGTAATGGAATTGAATGAAAATATACCTTCTTTATTATCCATACTTGGTGGAATTGAAACCTCAGCAGTAACTCTTAAATCACTTAATTCATAAAAAGCATTCAATAACCCAGTAGTTGTTCCATCTTTTGAATAAAAGAATTGACTATCGGGTGTTAAATGAATTTCTACTTCTAATGGAAATTGATTTAATGGGAGAGCCCCTCCTCCTAAAGTCAAACCAGTTGGAAGAGATGCACACCACGACGACGCCAAAGTATTATAGATGACTGAACGCTGGAAACAATCTTGATTAGGCATAATAAGGTTGGATTCGGATAAATGACCTATTTGGTCTTGTGTTCCAGCCAAACACGGAAGATACGAAGCCATAAAGCGTCCATAGTGTCTTATATGTTCCGCGACTTGTTTTGTTTCAGCGTGGCGAAAAATTACTTGTTCCATACATCCATAAATTCCTAATTTTTGAGAAGCCATTAAATTTGGTGCGTCCGCTCCACTCGGATGAGTTGTTCCAGCCGCATCAGCCCAAATATTTAATAAACCACTAACACGAAGAGTTTTTAAATCTAACCACGCATTCTGACGACCAAAAGTAAAGGTTAATATTGGATTACCATTCTTATATGATAATTTACCACTTGCGGGGACATTATTTGGTTGAATTTCAAGATATTTTTTACTCATTTTATATATTAATATATATATTTTTTATCTTTTATTTTTTTTAATAAAATTCAATTAGAAAAAAATTAAACAGTTACTACAACTGAATCACCTTTAATACTAATTCTTCTTAGATGATATACAAAACACATAAGTAATTTATTATGAAGTGGTGGAACATCAGCCCCAGCCGCAGTAGATTCATTATATAATAATTGTAATTGATTTGTCTTATTATTTAAATCAGCAACACCATCATTTAAAGCATACGCACGAGAAATAACAAAATTTCTATTGTAATCACAGAACGAGCGTGGAACAATTCTACTTTGATTTAAACCTTTTTCTAATTCTATTAAATGTTGAGCTGAAATACTCTTACCTCCATTAATCTTAGATGTAGAAACTGGACGACTCGGAGTCAATCTATCATTAATAACCCATTGATAAGAAGTTAGATTATCTATAATTCCTACTAATCCAGTTCTATTAGATTGTAACCTAACATCCATATCAGTATCTTCTTCACTATATGGTATATCCAACGCCGCAGTTCCACGACAACCAGTTATTCTCTGTGGAACAGTATATGAGGGTTGCCCATCAACACCAGCATCAGTACATACTACACAACAAGATTTAGCCCGTGTATTACTTAATGGTAAATCAACTGTCGCATTCCTATTACTTGCTAATAAAGAATGTTTATAGTTAGTTGCTGAAATAATATCAAAATCTATAACTCCACCTTCACGAATTTTAGCCATCATTCCACTTTCATATCTCGGGTCAAGATTTACTTGCTGTAATACCAATTCCACATCACTTATTTCATAAGTTGCCGCATAATCACCAAGAGCCGCAAATACTTCTACGGGTGGGGCAGCTTGATTATTTCTTTCTTGGTCAATAGCAGAAGAATATAAAACAAAATTTCCACTCGTAATACTTGTAGAATCAGCATTAGCATTTCTTCTTGTAACACCAGCACCAAAATCTATTCTTACACGTGCACCATCCATCTCAATATTAGCAATAGGGGGCATTATATCAACATCCATATCAGTTTGAATTTGTGCCGTAACATTAGGGTCAGTTTTACTACATATACCTATTGTTTCTCCTTTTACGAAGGGGCAATTCTCTACCGATGTAATATTATTATCATTCGTCATATAAATATAGCGTGTTGCACCCATAGCACCATTATTTAACCACGCAGTTCCAGCAGCATCTATTCCGTGAAATACTGGATTTTGAGATACTCTCCTCCATCTATTTACTGAATCTAATTGATTTACACAATCCGCACAATCTTCTAAATCAATTTCAATAAATAAACCTTGTGTTGCTAAACACGGGAAGATTTTAGTTGAATTAGCAAATATACCAGTACTTAATGGTATAGATACTTTGGCTTTAATGTAATCATCATTTCCATAATCTCTTCCAGTTGGTGCTGATGTTCCAGCATAATATGGATTAGTTACACAATCTATTAATTCCGATTCACTCGTTCCTAATGTTCCTCTATTTTGTGGATTTTTAGTTAAACAACCTTCTTTTAATGCTCTCATTTTTCTTAAAGATTCATCTTGATTGTAAGAATATTCCATAGCAACCTTAGTATTGTAATCACTAACTTCCTCTAACAAAACGGCTCTTGAACCACTATATATTCTAATATTTTTAATAAGAACACTTCCTCCAATATGAGGGTCTAATTGTAATCTCGTGGGTACTGCTCCAACACCGAGTTTTACATTAAAATTTAAATAACTATTTTTACCATCAATAAATTTAACAGTTGGTGGAATTTCAAATTCAACAGTTTTACCACCACTACCAGCAGTACTCGTATAAGATTTCCCATTAGTTGAGGGTATGGCTACTTGGGTTTGACTCATCGCTATTTTCTCATCGTTCTTCCAATAACTCATTTTATATATTGTCTTATAAAATAAATTATAAAATAAATATTAATAAAAAATTTAAAAAAAAAATTAATTACTTCTTCCAGCAACAACCGTTGTTTGTTGAGTTGTAACTGGGGCTTGAGCTTGGGCTTGTTCATCTTCTATTGCTTTCTTATCTCTCTCACCACCCTCAACTGCTTCTCCTATCATTTCTAATGCTGTTCCAGTAATTGCTAAACCTCCACCAACAAGTTCGGCTGCTAAACCAAATACTGGAACTTCCATACCAGCCAAACCAGCAACTTCTAATGTACTACCACCTATATTCATTACATTCCCTATTTTTTCTATAGCATTCATCTCACCAAAATCACCAGTTATATCTCTATAAACATCATAACCACCTCCAACAATAGCACCAGCACCTCTCGCACCCTTAGCCAAAGTTTCTCCTTCTACACCTACTACATCTTTCGCTTTTGGTAAAGAACTATACCATTCTCTAATACCTCCACTTCTCATTCCACTAACTACTCCTCCAACTGCTTCAGCCGCACGTCCCGCTGCCGCAGTTCCACGACCTACAATACCTCTTGTTGCTGCTTCTGCTGCTGCTCTATCTGCTCCCGCTGCTTCTGATGCTTCACTTGTGAATGACCATCTTATTGGGTCTCTAAGTTCAGCAGTAGCAAAAGATTGACGAACGGGCAACGCAGCAACACGGGCTTCTTCAGCAGCAGCGGCTCGGGCTGATTCTTCGGCGGCATCTGCGGCTTCAAGTGCCGCATCAACTCCACTATAGTTTCCCGCTAAATAAGCAAATCTACCTTGTCCTTCTAATCGGCTGCCCCAACCCATAGCGTGTCCCAATCTATCTACAATAGAATCTCCATATCTTAAACCCGCTGCCTCAGCAGCCGCTCTTGTTGCTCCCCGTTGTGCTACTGCTTCACCCGCATCCATACGACCAACCCAACTACCAAGTCTCTCCGCATCAGCCGCTTGTTCTGCTCTCCCAGCCGCACGTCCACCTTCTATTGCTTCAGCCGACATTCCTTCTGCTTCTTCTCTTTCAACAGCCGATTGGGGTTGGGGCTCGGGCTCGGGTTGTAATTGTCTTTCAGTCATCTCAAAAACACCGGGCTCATCTGCTAATTGTCTTCCATATCTTAATGCCCTTCCCGCATCGGTCGCTGCCCCAGCTTCTTCTCCAAACATTTCTTCTGCTCTCGTAGCGGCTCTACCCTCTGCTTCTGAAAAAGATGGAAGCCTATAACCTTCATCATCTTCTAATGCTCGTTCCGTTAGTCTAACTCTTAGTGGTTCTACACCCGCTTCTATTTCACCCGCTAATTGTTGTGCATCTCTCGCATAAGTTGGATTTAAAATATCATAATCTTCACCAATATCCCAACCAAATCCAATACCTCCTTTTGCTACTGGACGGGCTAATTCATCAATACTTGAATTTTCTATATGATGTAACATCTCATCGGCTGAAACTGCTTGGTCTCCTATTTTCCAAGCAAATGCGTCTCTTATCATATTATCATTTAACATCTCTTTTATCGCATTCGCTTTAATAGCAGTTCTTGCTCGGTTTATCTTTCTTGCTCCAGCAAATGTATTCGCAAAACCTCCATACATTTTTCCTATTTTAGCAACAGTATCTTGCGAACTTTTAAGATTTTGTGTTGCCCTTAACTCATTAATTTGGTCGGCTAAATTACTATTGAAATCAGCAACACCTTGGTTAATCTCTTGTATATGTTGGTTATATGAATTCCTTTGGGGTATTCCTTCTGCTCCATAAACGTCCATTATAATATATATCTATATAAATTTATATATAATATTTTATAATAAAAAAAAATTAAAACATCTTTTTATCACCTTCTCCAATAACTCTTTCAAATCTTATATAAGCAGTAGCGGGATTAGTTTGTAGGTCAAGATATAAAAAAGAAAAAGGTTCATCATTAATCGCATAATTATATAAATCCATAAATATATTTGGGAACATATCTCCATATTCTTCATTTATTTTCTCTAACTCTTTCTTATTTTGTTGTTTCATTACAATTACATTAGTTGCGTTATTTCTTATTAAACCACTTACAGCACGAAATGATTGTGTAGTAAATAAAAGCATTCCAATTCCATAATGTCTAAAACGAGTAGCAAGAAATGATACAGCATTATTTTTTCCAAAATCTTTTGTTAAAATATCATCTAATATAACCGCAACATTAGGTCTCTCAAAATCTTCATATGATTTTTGTGATTCAACTAATGAATGAACCATACTATCTTCATAATGGTCTTCACAATCAAAATGTTTATTTAAGAGCTTTCCTTTTGGGTCTGCGTTTAATGTATTACTTATAATTTTCACTATATCAAATTTATCTTTATACATCTCGGGACTACATAAAATATTAACCACTAAATTACTCTTTCCTTGCTTGACGCTTCCTACTATTAAAATTAATGCTGGTAATTGTGGAAGATGTGGGTGTATGCCTTCATATCTATCATCAGATTTTGGGTCTTTTACTTTATATATTTTTGGTGCTTTTTTCTCCATATAATATGATATAGAAAATTAATCTAAAAATAAACTATATATTAAATCGGGTGGTATTCTATATCTATCTAATCTATCAGTTCCACCTCCAATATTTATTTGTTCTCCTCCTCCCGCTCCTCCCGCAACTACTGCTTTATGTTTCATATTTTTATTTGCTCCTATTGTATGAACATCTTTTGAAACATTAAGTTTATGTTTTAATTTATCTCTTTTTTCTTTTGAATTACATAATACTTTTTTTCCATCAATCATTTCATAACCATTCCCCAAAACTACTTTATGTTGTAAATTTTTATGATTTTTATATTTCTTTCTTAATTCAGCAGTATTAACTCGTATTATTTTTCCATTATCATTAACTGTTTTAGATGTTCCTATTCTTTCACTATGTAATTGTTGATTATCAACTTCCATTATATTACCACACTTACCATTACATAATAAACCTTCCCAATTTTCTTTATTAGTCCATATACGAGTTCTCTTTTTATAACCCCAATCACTATACATACAATAATCTACATCATAATAATTTAAATTTTTCATTATATCTCTATCCTTTAAAGTTCCAGTTTGTGGATTTTCTAAGAACCATAAATACGGATTAAAATAATTGATTATCTCAAATGTTCTAATAATCAATTTATCACTTTCTTTTCTTTGTTCTTCAATCCATTCTTTCGTAACTAATATTCCATCTTTTCTTTTTCTACCAATCCAACAATTTTGAAGTCTTGAATAAAATGTGCAAGGTGGAGATGCCCAAATTAAAGAAAAATAATCTTTGGGATATTGTTTATAATCAAAATCCATTATATCTACTTGATGGTCAGCATCAAGTAATAAATCAACTGATACTGAATTCCAACCTAAACTATCACATACTTTTCCAACTGATTTTGTACCACTAAATAATTCAAGAACATTCATTAATATATATTATATATTAAATTTAATAACAACTCGCATATGGATTATATATTTTAGGTTTCGCTATTTCCCTTTTTAATTTCTCACGCACCTCATTCTCCTCTTTTTCTTTTTTTTGTAATGCTTCTTTTTCCTTTTTTCGTGCTTTCCTTAATTCCTCATATTTTGCTATACCATCTAACACCGCTTTTTCTATATCAATAGAAGTAGTAGTAGAAGTTGGTTTAATTCCACTAATAACTTCTTTCTCTAATTTCTCCACATCTTTTTGTTTTTTTACCCTTAATAATTCTTTATTTTTTTTGTCCAATTCCTTATCTTCTTTTCGTGCCTTTGCTTTGGCTTTTCTTGCTATATATGCCTTTTCTCTTGCTTTGGCTAATTTAAGTTTATGTTCCTCAGAGAGAGGTGGTCTTTTTTTGTATGGAACGCCCTTCTTAGTTAGTTTAATATTTTTATTAATATGTTTTCTATCTTCATCATTTAAACTAAATATCTCATTAGGGTCTATTGCTTTATTAGGTTTAACTACCTTAGGCATTACTTCTTCTTCTTTTGTTTCTTCTTCGGGTTCTTCCTCAACAAAATTAGAATTTTCATCTTTGATTTCGTCTTCGGGTTCTTCTTCTTTTGGGACATAATCCATTTTCACTTCGGGTATAAAATCCATCTTATATATTTAATATATATAAAATTTATAATAAAAAATATTTATAATTTATTATTAATTATTATAAATATTATATAATTTTTTTTTCATTAATTAAAATTTTTAAGTTCATTAATAATCTAAATCAAAAGCATCAACTAAATTTTTGATTTGAGCGTATGCATCTCCATACATATCTTTTTCTAATTCTACCTCCTTATATTCCTCTTTTAGTTCAGCATTCTCTTCTTTGAGTTCTTCATTTTCTTCTTTGAGTTTTTCATTTTCTTCTTTGAGTTTTTCAATTATTTTATCACCCATATCTACTTTAACCTCTTTTTTTGTATGATTTATCATATCAATTTCTAATTTTTCATTCTCTTTTTTGAGTTTTTCATTTTCTTCTTTTAATGATTTAATATCTTTTCTTAATTCAAAAATATCTTGTGATTGTTCCGCCATAATATCTCCTACTGTTTTATTAATCTTTTCTTTGTCTTCAATACTCATTTTTTTTTTATTTAAATTATAAATAATAAAATTTCAAATTAATTTAAAAAGAGCAATTTATATAAATAAAATATGATAAATGAGGGAGAGAATGGGAGTATATCATTATTTTATAATGGTATTTTAATATCTTCTTTTCCATTAACTAAAAATAAAGAAATAGATGATTATATAAATCAAGGTGAAGATTTAATAAGAAAATCAAAAGGTATTCCAATATTAAAACAATTACACTTATATCAAACTTATTGTGATATGACTTATAGTAGAAAAACTCGTAATAAATCTATTGAGAAGAATGACCATATTTTATTTCTTGCGTGTTTAATGGCTTTACTTAGATTACAAATTATAGATAATGATGATAATAATGGTTATTTAATAATGCCCAAAAAAAAAATTAAAATAAAGTCCAAGAAGAAGTAGTATCTTTATCTATTTGTTGCGTTTGTAATGTTTGTAAGAGTGTAAATATTGCTTCAACATCTCTTTTAATACAATCAACATCATTATCTAATTTATCTATTTTATCTTTTAAAAGTTGAATATTAGATTCAACTTTTTCAATTGGTTTCGGTACTTTATCCATTATAATATTATTAAATAAAATATTCATAATAATATAAAAGATATAATATATGAGCGACAGTAATGATATTACAATAGAAGTACCTACTGGATTATCGGGATTTACTATTGGTGATTTAGGTGTATTTATTGGAACACTCGGGTCAGTAATAACTGGAATATTAATTGCTCTACAACATTCAAGATGTAAAAAAATAAAATGTAGTCCGTGTGGTTGTGAATGCGACAGAGATAATATACCAAACCCAAATCCAAATGATAATAATAATAATAATGATAATAATAATAATAATAATAATAATGATAATGATAATGATAATGATAATGATGAAGAAGCATTAGTTCCAAATAACCAAAATAATAATCAAAATAATAATAATGATAATAATAATAATGCTTGATATTATTTCGTGTATGTTTGCTGATATTATACGCACTACATTAACATTATGTAATTATAATAATTGCGATGATGTATGTAGTCAGTATTTAATAGATGTTGCGGGAAATTGTGATAATGTATTTAATAATGAGAGATATTTAGAATTATGGAATACATTAATAAATATTTGTTTTAATGATGGACATTAAAATAATTATTATATTATAATGCCTTGGAGAATAGATAAAATAGAAGATAATAAATATAAACTATATAATCTTGATAAAAAGAAATATGTTAAAAAAACATTTAAAACTCGTAAAGCTGCTTCTAATACTAAAAAAAATTATGAAAATTATTATTATAAAGTAAAGAAGAAATGAATTAACACCTAATTTGTAGAACTCTCATAGGAATTACTTTTTTCTCATTACATACATCACAACATCTTCCCTCTACGAGAGGTTGTGCATTATTACCATATTCATTCTCACATTCACGAGAACATAATACACATATAACATTAGATAATGGAGGTATTACATCTTCTTCTTTTAGTTTTTCATTTTCTTCTTTTAAATTATTGTAATCTCGTTCTAATAAATTAAATTTTAATTCTAATTGTTCAATAGTTTTTTTTAAATCTTTTATTTTAGTTTCTTGTTTTTGTATATAATCAAATACTCCACACATACCATTAATAAGTTCATTCTTCTTCTCCATCTTTTTTTCTATTATATATAATATATAAAAATATCTTTATATATATTTCAAATTAATATATTAATTATTTTCTATTCATATGTATAAATAATATATATATATATGATATTTTTTTTTTTAAAATTATTTTTTTAAATTTGCTCTTTTTAAAAAAAAATAAAAAAATTTGATTTTATATGAGAATTACATATATTAGTAAATAGGAGTAAATATTAGTATATTGGAGTAAATATTAGTATTTTGGAGTAGAGTTTAGTATTTTAAGATTAATATTTAGTATATCTATTTAAAAATAATTTCTTAGTAGTATATAACAAACATATTTATTTTCAATATGGACAAAAAAGAGTTGGAATATATTAGATTTTTACTGAAACAAAATATTTTATTTAAACCACATCAAGAAAAGAATGTAATTGCTAAACTAAGAAAAAATGATATGACTGATATACTAACACAAATAACGAAATTATGGGTTAAAGCAACTAAGAGTAATAATAGCATTTATATTAATAATGAATATCCACAATCACTACCATCACTACCAAGTAAAGAAATTGATACTACACCTTTAAGAGATGAAATTAAAAAATATAAAGATAAATCACAAAAATTAAAAGAGCAACTTAAATCAATAAAAGATGAAAATAAAATTATTGAAAAAGATTATAAAGATACAATTAAAGAATTAAAAAATGAAATTAAAGAATTAAAGAATACAAATAGTAAGAGAGAAGAAGAACTTACTAAGAAATATAAAGATGAAATTAAAGAGTTAAAGGATAATAATATATCAAAACAAAAGTTAGAGAGTGAAATAGCATTAAAGAACAAATATTACAATAAAGTTGGTGAATTAGAGTGTAAAGTTAATAAATTAAAAGAGAAAATTAATGAATTAGAAAATCCAAAAGAAGAGGTTAAAGTAGATATGGATGAGTTATTTGATGAATTTAGTAGTGATGAAGAAGATGAAGAATCAACTGATGAAGAATATTATAAAAAACCGAATATTAAAATTAAAAAAGAAGAAATAGAAGATGAGGAAGAGTATGAAATGAAGAAATTATCTGATGAAGAAATTAAAAAATATATGGGAGATGTAGATTATTTGGGGAAATCAAAATCTAATATATTATTATGATGGATGAAGAAATATCTGATGAAGAATATGATGATAATTTTAATCCATATATTTTTGAGAAATGTAAGTATGGTTGTTATATAAATGCTGGGAATTATTGTTGTAGAAGATGTGCAGATGAAAAAGCGGAAGTTAGGGCTTCCGAATTTTCTAAGAGATTTTGGAGAAATTATTTTAACGAATTATTTGGAAATGAAATAAGTAATAATTATGAAGATATATATTACCACTTTAATATACTTAATATAAACAGAGATAATTTTTTAAATTTAAATAACGACAAACAAAAGAAAATACTTAAAAAACAATATCATAAATTAGCGAGAAAATTACACCCCGATAAAGGAGGATGTAAAGATAAATTTAATCAAATAAAAGCCTCATATGATTTTTTATTGTATAGTCATTAGGATTCATTTTTAACTCTCGTTCGTGTAATAAATCAATTATTAATAAAATAAAACATCTAATATTCTTTATCATTTAAAATTCTCAAATATTTTTTTTGGTTGAATCTTTTTTTCATTATCAAGAGATTTAATAACATCAAATTGTAATTTATTTAACCCTTCATCTTTTTTTAATGGTTTAATTTTAGTAATCTTCTTTTTAGGTTTCTTCTTAGGCATTATAATATAAATAAATATAATAAAAAAAATTTATTTTTTATTATCTTTATTATAATATAAATATGAGTTTAATAATTACATCAAATGTTAGATATAGAAATAATAAAGGCGTTCCAGTTCCCGTGAATAACCAGCATCCGTTTTCTTATAGGAATCATTTAAGGGATACATTTAAAGTTCCAAAAAATAGTGAAGTTGCTTTACAATCAGTAAAAGTGGAAAAAAACGGACAATTTGTATTAAATAGTGAGAATTGTATATTTTATCATTATTTCGGTGTTCCACTTGATGATGACGACGTCCCAGCCGCCAGTCGTCGTCCCGATTTTACATATGCTACATCACAACCGATGAGAGGATTTGCTGGTGGAGATGAACAAGATTTTTATGGTAATCAAAGAGTTCAAGTTAATACTGATGATTTTGTAAGTAGATTACAATTAGGTATGAATAATTGTGCTTATCATCCAACATTCATAAATGGTGGAGCAGTTGGCGGTGCGTGGCCGCTCTCAAGTATTGTAACAACTGTTAAAAGAGATGCTGGACTGGATTTTAAAGGTTGGAATTGGGTTGCTACACAAGAAGTAGCAATAACACAAAACACTACTACTTTTAATTGGACAGACATAACTGATGACCAAAGCGGACATTTTACAGTAGCGAATGGATTAGTAACATCTAATGATGATACTGGTTTTTATGTTCAAGGGCGTCATAAACCTCTTGCTCCATCAGAGGGAGAAGCGTGGTTTGATTTTACATCAGCGGGAACTGACTGGGGTGTAGGTTTATCTCGTATTTGTAAGGGTAGAGGTGGTGCTGGAGATGCTGGTGAAACGGAATTTTACCCAACTTATTTTGACCCACAAGATGGAGCGGTTGATGTTTTTACTGCTGGAGCAATTGGACAATTATATGGTGATATAATGGTTATGAGAGTAGATGATGAGTTAAGAATATATCAAGCAGTTTGTGATAGTGGGAGTGATGATGTAGCAGATGGTATACGTAGTGCGGATGATATTGTTATGAAAGAAATTGTATATTATGGTGCATTCAATATGAATTTTGCTACTCCATTAGACCTAAGTGGAGGACACGGATATACACAAGTAAGATTTAAATTACTAAATGAAGAATTAGAAATATTTGTGTGGGGTATGGCTGGATATGTAAAATTAACTGATTATACTTCAACAATTGCGAATGGAGGAGGCAAAGCGAATGTAACATTCCCTATACATCAAGCGAAATGGAATTTATATCCAGTAATGTATGCTGCTGGAAATGGAAGTGCTTTAACTTGTGGTCAAGTATCAACTCTTACTAATTATCCAGTATATGATGAAGATTATTTTTGGCAGACCCCTTATGATTTTTGGGCAAATTTAGAAATAGATGGAGTAGAAAATCATTATGATGTTAAGGGTAATTTTTGGAATGATACTGCTATAACTGATGGTGGATTAAATGATGATGGATTATTAAAACCCGCAATAACAAATGCGAGTAAAGGAATGGCTAATTTTCAAAATATATTAATAACTATTCCATCAGAATTATATAGTGATGGTGATGCTTCTGATAATTGGGCATCTTCCAATACACGTGACGCAAATACATCAAAAACTTTTGGATTTATAGGTAGAGGTGTAGCACAACCAAATACTGATACTGAGTTAGTATGTACTACTTTTAGTGATGACGCACCGAAATTACTTAGTGGTGAATCTTTATTTATTAGATTAAATAATTTTACTCAAAATTCTATTAATGCTGGTAATCAAGGTGGTGGAACTGTAACTAAAATTATAGGTCATCTTCCACGATTTGATAATGCTGGGAATGAAACTGGTTCTTTATTTTTTGAACCACACGAAAAAACTTATATAGCATTAAATAATGAGGAAGATTTATATATTAATGAATTTGATATAGATATTATATATCAAAGTGAAACATTATGTGAATCATTAACTGGAACAACTGTTGTAGTTTTACACATAAGACAAAAGGGAACACCTTTAATTTCAACACAACCATCGTGGAAGACTGAAATGTAAAAAAAAAATATTAAATATTTTCATCATCTGAAAATTCTAATTTATAAAATCCATCATCATCTACAGAATATTTTAAATCTTCTTCTTCTGCTGAACCATCATCATATTCATAAGGTTCTTTTCTTTTAAAATTTTTAATTTCTCTTTTAGTTGGTTTATAATCTTCATCAACAATTTTAGATTTAATTTCATTTAATTCATTAATTAAATCATCTCTATTAGAATTTTTTAAAATAGAAATAATATCTTCAAACTTAGATAAATCCATAATATTAAATACTTAGAAAAAAAATAAATTTTACATACTTCCATTCTTAGAAGTTAAATCTTTTTCTTTTTCTTCTTCTTTTTTTTTGTTTTTTTCTCGTTCTTTAAAAATAGTATTAAATATTTTTTCGTGAGGCATTCCCTCTTTTTTAAGAGTTCGTACCAAACTTAATTCTTTATTACTAAATCGTTTAATAGGGTCTTTTTGAATTTCAAGTAGTGCTTTATTGTAAGATTGGTCGGACATTATATATTATACCAATATTTTTTTTTTATAATTCTTCTAATATTTCGGTTTGCTCTTTTTTAGATTTATTTTCTAATATTTGTTGAACAATATTAGTTTGTCTATTAATATTTCTTACTACTTTATAAATTACAGCAGATGTATTATTAACATTAGCAAAAGTTCCATCGGGGTCGTGAATACTGGTAGTAATATCTGCTATAGTTGTTGCTTTTGTACAAGTAAATACTAAATCAGTTGGATTACCTAAGAAATAATCATTTTGTGCGGAATATTTATCAACAATACCCATTATTGGAAGATTAGAACCAGTAGGGTCGCCACCAATTGCTGAAAATTCTTCTAATAATGATGAGCGTATAGTATAATAAGGTTTTAGAACTGCTTTTGGTAGTCCTTCGGCTTCTATTACTATAGAATCAGTTTTAACAACTACTTCGGGAGTATAAGGTAATGGATGTCCAGTATTAGCCGCAAGTGTAAAAGCGTGATGTGCTGGACCAGCATTCGTTTGAACAGTAGTCCAATCAAGAATATTTTTTGTAAAAGGTAGAGCAGTAAGATAGAGATTTGCTCCAAAATTATTAGTAACATATGCTTTTGTATCTGTAGCAACTATTTGAGCATTAGTTGTAACTCTATTTAATTTATTAACATTATCATTTGTAATTCTTGTAGTTAATACATTAGATTTAGATAATGGTGCGTGGAGTTGTTCATATGTATATCCTAAAATATCCCAAAGTGAGCCATCCCATTCTTCTTTATTTGCTCCCCACGATTCAATATAAATTCCTCCGTGAGCATCAAATATTTTATAATTTTCTATATTTATATTATTTGCTTTATAATATTGTGTGTTATATCCTTGTGTAGGGTTGGCGTGGAGAGTATCTGCTGTTTCGGGATATACTGATGTTCTATATGCTTGATTTTTAATATTGTATGGTAAAAATGTTGGACTATAACCATATTGACTGGGTCGTGGATTAATTTTATATACTGTATCTCCACCATCTGTGTTAATTTGAGGTGGAACTATTGCTCGTTGAACTAAACTAATTGGTGGATAAGTAGATTTATTATTAATAGTAGCAGCACTACTACCAGCTTCAAGGTCATTTCCAACATTATTTGCTGTATGTAATTTAGATATATTAAATCTATTACTTACCTCATCAAAAGAAACAAGTGGGGTATTTGCTCCAATATATGTTTGAGTTAAATAAGGTGATATATCTATAACATTAGTATTTGCTACATTCTGCATAAAAACGGTTGTATCGGGCTGACCTATTTTCAATACACCAACACCTCCTCCATAATCAACTATATTATATGTTCCTATATCACAATTAGCATTACCCGCGTGTGGAGTAATTATACAAGTAGAAAATGCTGTTGCGTGGAAGTCGTGTCCAATTCTTCTTCCCGCTTTAATAGTAGTATTTGCTGTTTCATTAAATAATTGATGTGGAATACCCAACATCAAATCAGTTCTTAATATAACATAAAATTTATCATTAACTCCCGGCACATTAGAAACCCACCGATAAGGTTGAGCAAATCCATAAGAATATATACCATCAGAATCCGTAGGGAAGGTTTCGGGTGGAATATATTTATCTTTTTGTGAATCATCATACGCAAAAAATATTGGAATAGTAGAGTGTGGAACTGTTCCAACATCCGCATTTTGTATATATCCATCATCACCAAATTTAGTATTATGTGGAGTAATCATAGTATCAGTAGTATATGGATTTATATGAAAAAATCTCGCAATATCTCTATTCATTTCGGGTATAGGTTCTGCTGGAAAATCTTTATAAGCGGGCATAACATCTTGTATATCCTTCCATATTTCTTCATATAAATGTTGTGTATCTAAATATGCTCTAATTGTTTTAAGGTTCTCTTCATTATATTCTATATTAGTAACAATATATTCATCCATAATATTTTCTGTTGGAACACCACCAGCATCTATATCTAATATTATTTGAAATCCCTTCCATATACTGTCTCCAAATGAAGGGAGTAATTCTGTTCCATCAGTTCTTGATAAAACTGCTGCTGGTTTAATTTTTTCAGCCATTTCTCTACCTTTTTCAAATATCTCGGGTCTTTTAACACCAATATACGCCATAGTAGCAATCCAATTACACGCAGCTTGATTAGTATTACCAGCAATATAACTCTCATAATTAGCTTTTTTACAATAATAATAATTTTGAGAGTTTATAGGTTTATAAGTTGGTGTTTCTATAATTTGTGTTAATGTTCTAATATAATCCGTAGCATCTAAAATATCAAAAGGTTCATCTTTAGTAACTTTTGTTAATTGATTAGTAATTTGATTTGCTATTGATGATGGACTATTAAATCCTTTTTCAATTTCAATATTTATTTTTTCTCTCAATCTATAATATGTACATTCAGAAAATACACCATCAACATTTTCTGATGGGTATTGGTCAGCAGAACCAACAATATCGGGAGTATATGAAACAGTATTTTTAACAAATAAAGTATATCTCGCATTATCTACTTTTTGTTTATATATAAATATCGGAGCGGGTAGAGCAAAGGCATCATATCTTTTAATCCAATCATTTCTTGAAAAACACCACGGATTAATTGTATGGTAACAAAATCCATTTTCTAACCCATCTCCCGATGTATAAACTGAACTATTCCCAATTTCATCATCATCAGCATCAACTGGGTCAAATATTTGTAGCCATCGTCTCGGTTGTTGAACATATTGTGGATATTCATTAGCAGTAATATAATAACCAATAATTAATGCCGATAAATTATCTCTAATTTCAACATCATCCGTTACGAGAGTAGTTCTAATTGAACGATAATGACCTAATCTATAATCGGGAGTATAAGTAGTAGATTTTATATTATATATATTACCAAATTCAACATTAGTATATGTAGGTGTAGTATGAACTGATGTTTCTGTTGCGTCTGCTTGTTTAACTTTTCTATTTTGTCCTTTAAATTCTATTGTTTGTTGATTACCAGCACCAATTTCATTAATAAATGCTCTCTCTATACTTACAGAATCACCAATATTTAATTTAATAGTTTCTTGTAATGGATTAGTAAATATGGCTGGATTATCATTATTACCAGTTCTACCTTCTATTGATGCCGACCGATTACAATTAATTAGTTTTACATCCGTATTATTCATTTATATAATACTATATATATAAAATAGATAAAAAAACTTTATGTATAAAATCCCTTTTCTTTTAGTAATTTAACCTTTTCAGAGTGTTTATCCTCAAATACATCTACTTTTTCTAATTTTTTGTAATATCTTAATAAACTCTTAGCTTTTAAAATATCAGAATTGTTTGCGTATTTTTCTTTTTTCTTTTCTTTATTATTATCATAATGTTTTTTTGCACGGGCTCTATTTTTTTTAACAAAATCTTCATTAAATTTTTGTGATTTATGGTAGTACTCGCTCTCTCTTTGTTTTTTTTTCTTATAGGTTTGTAATATCTTATGGATTTGTTCATCTGTAAGGTTATACATCTTTTTTTCTATATATATATATATATAATAATTTTATCTTTAAATTAATAAAAAAAAGTGCTCTTTTAAAAAGAGCGAATTAAAAAAAAAATTTGACGTCGTATTATATTTTTTTATATATCAAAAAAAAAAGAGCAATCTAAAACAAAATGCCTATTGAAAATCTTGATGCCTATGATGATGATATTTTAGGAGGTTATAGGGAGGAGATGGATAAGATACAAGAGCATACAGAAAATAAAATTGATGATATGGTTGATGTTCTACCTTATATACAGAAGTTAGAGGAAGAAAATAAGAAATTCAAGGATTTATATGTTAAAAAGTCTAAGGAAGCAAGATTGTGGAAGAAAAAATATGATGATAAGTTTTATGAAGGTTTGGAAAATCCAAACTATGAATTAAAACTATATGATGATTGTATTGATTTAAATAATAATAATTTGGAGGAGGGGGTAGTAGGAACTAATGAATTAAGATTAACTATGATTAATGATGAATATTATGATGGAAACCCACCAATTATGATGTGTTGGGATTGGAAGAATAAGGAATTAGATAGATTTTTTAGCCAACATTATAGTGTATATTGTATATACGATAATAATTATTATTATGATTTTAAATGGATGGATTTTATTAAAGAAAAATTTGGTTGGGAAAAGGGAAAAATATTAAAAATTAATACAAAATCTAATAGTGATGGATATATGAACTTTTGGAAGCAAGATTATAAAAATGACTATGTGGATTTTATTATTGATGAAAATGGGTTTATACATCATCCAATATATGAAACGGAATATTTTAAATGGAGGAAGAATGAGAAAAATAAGTATGTTATTCTTAATTGTGAATATAATTATAAATTATCAAAAAGGTTGAAAAAAGAAAATGAATAAAGTGCTCTTAAAAAAGAGCGAATTAATAAAAAAATTTGATTTCGTATTAATATTTTTTATATATCAAAAAAAAAAAAAAAGAGCAATTCAAAAAAAAATGGAAGGTAATGAATGTTGTGTGATTTGTATTCAAGAATTAAATAATGATAATAGTATAATAGTTTGTTGGAATGAACATAAATTATGTTGTAATTGTTATGATATTACTATAAGACAAAATACTAAAATTACTCCAATAACAAATACTCGTATAACAAATATTACTAAGTGTCCATTTTGTAGAATTAATATGTTTGATTGGTTTGGTGTGAGGGAGTTAATGGGTATTAAATATTTTAAAGAAGAAGAGAGAAAAGAAATGAATGAATTAACAGAGCGTATGGGAGAACTATTAGATAAAATGAAAAAAATGGAAGATGAAATTGAGAGTATGAAAAATGGAACACACGAGAAATATGAAAAAATTAGATTAAGACGTAAGCGTGTTTGTAGTTATTGTCGTGAAGAGGGACATAATAGAAGAACTTGTCCAAACCGACTGGCGAATCAAACATCATCAAGTGAAGATGACTATTA